ATTTGAAGTGTCATCTAACGATGACCCTATTTCCCTTGAACAAGCTATAGTTGACAAACTAGGAGTAAATGATATAAAATGGGAATATGTCGGAGCAAATGTATATGCTTCAGACAAATATAGAATAACCTATGAGGAGGTTATAAATGACGATGCAAACGCACATCCAGGATCTCTACAAAGAGAAGGAAACCCTGGACCTGAAATGGAAGCAAGAGCATCTTAACGAGGGTAGATATACTCTCAATATGGTAAGGATCGATGACCAAGTCAGAAAGATCGTTCAACATATAAAAGCTGCAGAAGCTAAACAAGCTCATTTGCAGAATAAAGTTGATGCCATTGCTCCACAAGTTTCTGTAGCTACTTAATAAAAAGCTACATCGTTGGAAAAAATCCACTCCACATTACAGGCTCTCTTGCACTCTACTAAAATGTAGTATATAGTTTTGCCACTATACAAAAATCAGTTTATGTAGACGCGTATAGTCGACGGCCTAGAGACTACATAAACGGAAACTAGGAGGATAACACTATGGCAAACACTACGTTTCAAGGACCAGTAACATCCAAAGCAGGATTCATTACTACAGGTCCAGCTAATGTTGTAGACGCTGACTCAAGTATCTCGTTAACAGTTGCAACTCACTCAGGTAAGATTGTACACAACGATGCTGCTGGAGCGGTGACTTACACATTACCAGCGGTAAATGCGAACGCTGATTCTGCAGTTGCAGGACCAGGAGCTGACTTAAACAACTTAAGTAATGTTGGTGCTAAATTTACTATCGTAAGTTCTATCACTAAAACAGGAAGTTTAATTGTTCAAGTTGCAAACGCTACAGACGTTATGACTGGTACAGCAATTATTGTTGATACAGACACTAACGATAACACTGAAGGTTTCATGACAGCTTCAACATCAGACACGATCACTTTAAACGGATCAACAACTGGTGGTGTAACTCATGCAACAATTGAGTGTACTGTACTTGCTTCAGGTAAATGGTTAGTTTCAGTAGTTACTGGTGGTACTGGTGACTTAGCTACACCGTTTAGTGCGGCAGTAAGTTAATAATTAATTTAGTATGGGCCTTTGGGCCCATACTTAAATTTTAAGGAGAATAAAATTATGAAGGGTGACGTAAAAGCAGTTAGAGTTACAGGAACAGGTGCAGTATTTGCGGGTAGAACTAGATTAAGAGGAATCATTTTAGAAAATGATCACGCTACTGATACTCAATCAATTACTTTGCAATCAAACAGTGTAACTATATTTCAAACAGCTTGCCCTGCAGGTGATGTTTTTGCTTTCAATATTCCAGAAGATGGAGTTGTTTTTGAAAGTGGCATGACAGTATCTGCAATTGGTGCAAACGTTGAAGCTACTATATTGCTAGACAAATAGGAGGTTAAATGGCTAACACTACCTCTGGAACAGCTATATTTGATAAGAATTTTTCTATAGATGAAATCATAGAAGATGCTTATGAAAGAATAGGTTTACAAGGCGTATCTGGTAATCAGTTACGTAGTGCAAGACGTTCTTTGAATATAATGTTTCAAGAATGGGCAAACAGAGGACTTCACTATTGGGAAGTTGCAAATAACAATATTACTTTAGTTGCAGATCAAGCTACATACACAATGTTTAGATCAACAGGTGATGGCACATCTGATGCTACAGCTGTTTATGGAGTAGACGATGTATTAGAAGCTTCTTTTAGAAATTCAAACGTTGATACACCTTTAACAAAAATAAATAGATCTAGTTATCAAGCTTTATCTAATAAAACATCTACAGGACAACCTACTCAATACTTCGTACAGAGATTTATTGATAAAGTTACAATTACTTTGTATTTAACTCCTGGTTCTGATCAAGCAGGTAAATTTATAAATTATTATTACGTAAAAAGAATTCAAGATGTAGGTGATTATACAAATGCAACAGACGTACCATATAGATTTGTACCATGTATGGTTTCTGGATTAGCATATTATTTAGCTCAAAAATTTAATCCACAGCTCGTTCAACAAATGAAACTTCTATATGAAGATGAATTAAATAGAGCATTACAAGAAGATGGTTCTTCTTCAAGCTCTTACATAACACCTAAAACTTATTATCCAAATGTCTAATTTAGCAAAAGGTAAATACGCAAAAGCAATATCTGATAGATCAGGAATGGAGTTTCCATATCAAGAAATGGTAAGAGAATGGAATGGTTCCCTGGTGCATGTTTCAGAATTTGAAGCTAAACAACCACAATTAGAACCAACTAGATTTACAGGTGATCCTGAAGGATTAGAGAACGCAAGACCTGCTAGAACAGAACCAGCTACACAGAATTTATTACCAAGCAATCCATTTAGTTTAACAAGTGGATCTGCAAATGTTACAGTAACAGAACCAAATCATGGTCGATCAAATAGTGATACTGTTAGATTTAGAAATGTAGATGGTAGCCCTGGAGGATTAGCTTATACAGTATTTGAAAATAGTTCAGGATTTAGTATAAGTAGTGTAACAACTAATACTTACGTATTTGATTGTGGATCAAATGCTACAGTAACAGAAAAATCAGGAGGAGACTTTGTTACAGCAGGACCTGTAACACAGCAAGCATAATGGCAGGATTTACTTACGATAATTTAGTAACTGATATTAGAAACTACACAGAAGTAGATTCTAATGTATTAACTGCAGCCATTGTTAACAGAATTATTGAAGATGCAGAATTTAGAATTTTAAGAGATGTTCCAATTGATGCTTATAAAAAAGAATCAATTGGTACTTTGGTGGTTGGACAAGAAACAATAAATGTTCCTGCTAAAACTTTATTTGTAAAAAGTGTGCAAGTATATGACTCTACATCGGCCACTACAGGTGCAAACACTTTTTTAGAAAAAAAAGATATGTCATATCTACAAGAATATGTGCCATCTACAGAATCTACATCTAGAGCAAAACCAAAATATTATGCTATGTTTGGTGGCGCAACAGGTGTAAGTGACACTACATCAGGTAGATTAGCTGTGGCTCCTGTTCCAGATGCTACTTATAAATTTAAAATTCATTATGAGGCTATTCCTGATGGATTATCTAGCTCAAATACAACGACCTATGTAAGTCTATACTTTCCAAATGGCTTATTATATGCATGTCTTGTAGAAGCATATGGGTTTTTAAAAGGACCTATAGATATGTTGACACTATACGAAAATAAGTATAAACAAGAAGTAGAGAAGTTTGCTGCAGAACAACTTGGTAGACGTAAAAGAGACGACTACACAGACGGAACTGTACGTATACCTATACCTTCAGCAAGACAATAGGAGATTTAATTATGGCAATATCATCGGCAATTTGTAACAGCTTCAAACAAGAGATTTTAGTTGGAACACATAATTTTACTGCGTCTAGCGGTGACACTTTTAAAATAGCTTTATTTACAAGTTCTGCATCTTTAGGTGCGGGAACTACAGCTTATTCTACATCAAATGAAATTACAAACACAGCAGGATCTGCATACTCTGCAGGTGGTGCAACTCTTACTTCTGTAACCCCAGCTCTTGACAGTTCAACAGCTGTTTGTGATTTTTCTGATGTAAGTTTTACTTCTGCATCTTTCACAGCGAATGGTTGTTTAATTTATAATTCTTCACAATCTGATAAAGCTGTTGCTGTTATCGCATTCGGTGGTGACAAAACAGTATCTAGCGGAACATTTACAATTCAATTTCCAACAGCAGACGCAAGTAACGCAATCATCAGAATAGCATAGGAGGCCACCCATGTCGGTGACTTCAGGATGGGGCCGGTTAACCTGGGATCAGGCTAACTGGGGCGACGCCGTAACTTTAAAAACAGGTTGGGGTGCACAAGCCTGGAATGGTGAAGGTGGTTGGGGAGATCTCTCTGATCAAACAATTACACTTGATGGTCAATCTGCAACTACAAACGTTGGATCTCTTACAGCACAGATAAATTTTTCAGGAGAACTATCAGGTCAAGAAGCAACATCTTCTGTTGGTTCTCTTTCAGTGCAAATTGACTTTACAGGAACTTTAACAGGTCAGGAAGCAACATCTTCTGTTAATTCTTTAGTGACAGAAGTAGCTTATGAATTATCAGGTCAATCAGCTACAACAAATGTTGGATCTATAAATTATGAGACAGCTTATGTAATATCTATAGGTAGTGCTCTATCAGATAACATGCGAGCAAATTATGGTGATATTGATATTGCTCTAGAAGAAGTTATAGTTCCGACAGGGCAAGAAGCAACTTTTGCAACACCTACATTATCTTACACAGGAACTTTAGTTGGTTGGGGTAGAGATGAATGGGGTGATTTAAGTTGGGGTGAATCTCCAAATCAAGTTATAGGTTTAGTTGGTATCGCTGCAACTGCAAGTGTAGGATCAATATCACCAGCAGATTCTGTTGGTTTATCTGGACAAGAAGCAACTACAGCTTTAGGAACTACAACTTTACAAATTGATTCTACTCCTAATATTACAGGTCAAGAAGCTACAGCAAGTGTTGGAACACCAACATTAGAATTTGCATATACATTATCTGGTCAATCGGGAACTTCATCTGTTGGAACACCAACATTAGAATTTACACACGAATTAAGTGGTCAATCTTCTACTGCAAGTGTAGGAGATATTGTAATTACAAGTGTTGAACTTGTGAACGTAACTGGAGTTTCAGCTACTACAAATGTTGGATCTATAGCACCTGCCGATGTTATGGGGTTAACTGGTCAAGCAGCTACCGCAGCCACAGGTTCTTTTACCGTTGCGGATGTAGTTCAAGGTTTAAATTTAGATCAAATTACATCAAGCACAGGACTGCTTGGAATACAAGGATTTGCCCCTATAGATACAGGGTCAAATACTTCTTATAGCAATGTTTCTACAGGTAGCAATTCAAGCATTGCAGCAGTTGACACTGGAAGCAATACATCGTATAGTGATGCTTCAACAGGATCGAACAGTTCGATTTCTGATGTTGCAACAGGATCAAATACAAGTTATAGTGACGTCGCATAGGAGATAAAATTTATGGCATCTACATATACACCTCTCGGTATAGAGCTAATGGCAACTGGTGAAAATGCCGGTACATGGGGAACTAAAACTAATAATAATTTAAGTTTGATTGCAGAACTAACTGGTGGTTTTGCTCAAGTATCAATTGCTGGTAGTACACAAACTACAGCTTTAACTGTAGCCGATGGTGCAACAACTGGTACAGCTCAAAGAAGAATGATTGAGTTCACTGGTACAATTACAGGAAATCAAATTGTTACAATTCCAAATGATGTAGAAACTTTTTACATTTTAAGAAATTCAACTTCTGGATCTCACACAGTTCAATTTAAATATGCAACTGGTTCAGGATCCACATTTACTTTTTCTGCAACAGATAAAGGTGATAAAATAGTTTTTGCTGCAGCTGATGATGGTACAAATCCAAATATAAAAACTCTTGCAATCGGAACAGGAATCTCTGCTGTTGTAGATGATACAACTCCACAATTAGGTGGTGATCTTGATATGAATGGTAGTGACATTGTTACTACTTCAAATGCAAATATCGATTTAAATCCAAATGGAAGTGGTGTCGTTAATCTTGTAGGTAATTCTACAAGAGCTGCTACACTTAGATTTAATGAGGACACAGACGATGGGTCTAATTATGTTGAGCTAAAAGCTGGCACAATAGGCTCTAATTTATCGTTTACTTTACCTACAGCAGATGGTAGTAGTGGACAAGCTTTAGTGACGGATGGCTCAGGAGCCCTGTCGTTTTCTAGTGCAGGAATTACAACAGGAAAAGCTATTGCAATGGCAATCGTTTTCGGTTAAAAGGAGTAAATTATGGCAAACCCAAATATAGTAAATGTAACATCGATTGTAGGTGGTAATCTTGGATTTAATTTATCCGCTACTACTACAGCTACTTTATTAACAGTAGACTCAGATAAAATTTTAAAAATAAACAGAATTACAGTTGCTAATGTTGATGGCACAAACGCAGCAGATTTAGATTTATTTGTTGATGGTTTAACAACTGCAGGTGCTACAGG